ACAAAAAGGTCAGCTACACCAAAGGATGGGATAACCCATCTTGCAATATGCTGATGTCACTTGGCTTTGCAAAACGAGTTGGTAAGGCAATAAAGCCACATTGCCCATTAGCCAAATGGGTCTGTGAATCTGTCGCATCTCGTATGACGGAATTTGGCTTTGCTGACCGTTCACCAGAGATTGACGATACACCAGAACATCTCGAAAAACAACACGACGAAATCTATATTGCAGGATGTGGATGGACACCGCAAAGCCAGTTGCGAATTCTATTCCCATCATTGGCGATTCTTGACTGATCAATAGCAGTCCAAACAAAGACCCTCTGGTGACCGCCAGAGGGTTTTTTTGTGTCTAGATGGGTGTATGTATGGGTGACCATCTGGTGACCCTCTGGTGACCGTCTAGTGGTCAAATGTATGTGCATTGACTGGCGGTATCTGGTGACCGTCTAGTGACCGTCTAGTGACCGTCTAGTGACCGTCTGGTGACCGTCTGGTGTCTACGGTCTGTCTGGTGTCTAATCACCCTCTAGTGACCGTCTGGTGGTATCTGGTGACCGTCTGGCGGTCATCTGGTGTCTGGTGGTGTCTGGCATCTTATCACCCTCTGGTCACCCTCTGGTGGTGTCTGGTGTCTGGTGTCTGGTGTCTGGTGTCACCCTTTAGTCATCTAGTGACCCTTTACAGCACAAGAGACCGACAGCGCGACAGCGCGAGAGACCGACAGCGCGACAGCACGAGAGACCGACAGAAAAAAAATTTTGGCTCTCCAGGGGAGGTCGGATTTTCAAAAAAAAAATTTAAACGCCAGGGAAGCCGCACCAGAGAAAAAATCGGCTGCATAGATACCCGGTAAGAGTAAGAGTAAGAGTAAGAGGGTAAGAGCCTAAGAGAGAAGGACTTATGTAAGAGAAGAGGTTAGAAAGAGGGCAATAAACCCTCTATATGCAGTCAAAAAGGGGTGACCCTTTTTCTCAAAATGTCAGGAATGGGTGACCCTTTTTTAATCCAATACATATCAGGTGAATATCAAATGGGTGACCCTTTTATGAAACGCGGGCGCATAAGGGAGAGGTTGCCGAAGTAAAAACTTGCAATCCGTTAGCGAGTTGTGGTATATTACCAAATCGATCGGCACTCAGTCGGTCTATTAACATCAAAGAAAGGACAAACGATGTGCTTAATCATACACAAGCCATATAAGAAACGAATTCCCCAAGATATTATTGACCGGGCAAAGCGGATCAATCCGCACGGCTTCGGCATTACCTATCTAGACAACGGACACACCAAGCGAAAGCTGACCTACAAGGGCATTGATAAACTGCTCAAGACAGACAGACCGCTTGTGTGCCATTTTAGATATGCAACGGTCGGCAAGATCAACCTCAATAACGTGCATCCGTTCAATGTAAGCAGTCGCACCGTCATCTATAGCAATGGCACGGTGGACGGTTTCGGCAACGGTCACGAATCAGACATCGCTCACATTGCCAAGCGCGTGCTGCCCAAGCTCCGCAAGTTAGATTGGAAGCCATTCCTAGAGCTTACAGAGACGCGGTTTTGCATCGTAGATACCAAGAGCTTACAGGTGCAACGCATCGGCAAATGGCACGAGAGGGATGGCGTATTCTATAGCAAGTCGAATTGCTTTGACGACCCTTGCAAGTATCGCCAGTATGGGTTCAAAAATTGGACTTACAACGACAACTACGAACCAGAGGACGCAATGCAAAGAGTCGCAGTATATGGAACGCTCAAGAGTGGCTATCACAACAATCACCTATTGTTAGGTGCTGACCTAGTAGGGACTGGCAAACTGCAAGACCGTTATCCTCTAGAGGTGGACGGTCTACCTTACCTATACCCAGAGAAGGGCGTTGGCGAGTTTGTGGATGTCGAGGTTTACGATGTAGACGACAACCTGCTCGCCCGTTTGGATCGGTTGGAGGGTCATCCTACTTGGTATAAGAGAGAGCGTGTGCTGATCGATCTGGACGATTGGAGCAAAACGACCGCTTGGGTCTACTTCTTAGACCAACCTACGCCAGAGGGCGTGGCGTTCACAGATTCCTACACGGGAAGCAATACAGTCAAAGCAGATCCTTATCTGCCAGACTTTACACTATAACAAAAGAAAGGACAAAAAATGGACACAAAAAAACACAACGGTTGGACTAACTATGCTACTTGGCGTATAGCCCTTGAAATGTTCGACGGCTACACGGCAGAGGACTTAAACCCCAACGCTGAGAAGGCGACCAGAGAGGACTGCAAGGAATACGTGGAAACATTTATTGAGGACACAACTCGCTTCTATAGGTCTCTCGACAAAAACGAAGGGCGAAACGGCAACGGCTTGGTTTATATTGGCGGGTGGGCAAACGCTTTCCTTGCGGATGTAAATTGGCAAGAGATTGCAGACCACCTCAACGACGAAGCCTCGGAGAACGAGAGTGAGTCTGACCCAAAGCACATAGACGAAATTATGAATGAGCTTGGTCTATTGACATAATCGCAAAACAGATTAGCAACAAGGGTGACCCAAAAGGGTCACCTTTTTTTATGGATACACAAAAAAGCAAGTTACCAGATAGCGGGGCAAGATCGGAGTTTTCAACGGGTGCAGTGCGTGACGCTATGCAGGGCAAGGGTATGCCGTCCCTATTGCCCACAGAAGCCCTTAGAATGGCTTCCAGACGCTTCGAGGATGGAGCCACCAAGTATGGCAGGGACAACTGGCGCAAGGGCATTCCATTGTCTAGATATGTGGACAGTATAAACCGCCACCTTTGGGCATATATCGACGGCTGCACGGCAGAGGATCACCTTGGGGCAGTCATCTGGAATTCAATGTGCCTAGCTCAAACTCAGAAGTGGATTAACGACGGAACCTTGCCTGTCGACCTGGATGATTTGCACCTATAAAGGGTCACCCTTTTTTGTCTCGATAAGAGAGAGAAAGAGAAAGAGAGGAAAAGAAAACCCCTACATATAGTGCCTAAGAGGGAAGGTCGCACTACATTTAGTAAGAGAGGGCTTGACAATACCGGGTTGCGGCAAAGAATCAATGCTATGAATATATTCAAAACAAAAAAGAACCCGCAAAAAAACTCGGACAAGCTATCCTTAAGAGAGGCGGATGAAATCATTAAGGACTTCCTTGTTGAATCTAAGAACATAGCCAAGAGAACGAAGGAACTAAGGAAAGCGTTTATGCTTGACGATCACATACCCAAATCTTACCTGCAGGATGCCGAGTGGGAATTTGTGCAAAAAGGTCTCCCCTTTTATGCTTGCAAAGTATTTGCACTATCAAAGTGTATTGATGAATCTCTGAGTCGCAGAGGTTAATTAACAACCAAACAAAGGAAAAAATGGACACAATAAACTGGTTATCCGAAGAGGATAAAAGAGGTCTTTTTGAGCAGCAAGAAGACGAAATGCACAGAGAGGCTAACAGGCAACTCTTGGAGGAAGAAAGAGACAGAGAGATGGCTGTTAAGGTCAGAGCCTTGGCTAACTCTAAGTATATAACCTATTACGAGGGGCGTTAGTATGTGGATAGTAACCTGCAACCCAAGAGGGACTTTTTCTCAGTATGCTCACGCATTTAACAAGAGAGAGGAAGCCGAGAGGCTATATGATCTCTTTGTAGCAGATGGGTTGCCCTGCACCTTGTGTATGGCAATCGAGTCAGCTAACGGATCGGAAACCGAGGACTCCCAACCCTTAGAGGTAATGGGCAGAAAAAGGTTTGAACAAGAGATGAACAAGATGGCAGACTATTACGGATGCACGACCAACAATCATTCCTCAAGGCTCACGCCCAAAAGTATGGTCTGAGAGAAGCCGTAATTCTGCACACTATTGTATTCTTTGTTTTGCTAAACGAAAAACATAACCGCAATAAGAGAGAAGGGAAGTATTGGACTTACAACTCAGCCAAAGGTTGGATTCCATACTTCCCTTTTTTAACGGAGCAGCAGATAGCTAGAAGCCTTAGATCATTAACCGAGCAGGGTGCTTTGATCGTATCTAACTACAATAGAAAGAGATACGACAAAACCAAGTGGTTTGCTTTGTCACCCGGTCTTTACCGAGAAGTTAAGCGATCTGATTACTGGAAAAGAGTAGTGTCCAATATGGGTAGACCCTCGATCAAATTTGAACAACCAATACCAGATATAAATATAATAAATATAAAGCCTTATGTATAGTAAACAAGACCAAGAAGAAAGAATAGAAACAAGGATTGATATGATTCGTAAAGAATCCAGAATCCTTTCCTATAAGATAGAGCGTATGCAAGAGCAACGTATTCAACTGCAAGACGAAAAAAGAAACTGGATAGAGCTTTTAGATAACCTTAATTCCGATACGGAAGAAGCCCTTAAAAGTTTACAGAATGCAGCCGACAAATTCTTAACCAAGAAAAACAAATGAGCCATTTCTACGATTGCTCTCAAGAGCCATTTCTCACGAAAGCGAGAACCCCAAGCCAAGCTAAGAAGCTCGGTGCGTTGCCCTCAGTAACAACCATATTGTCGAGTAAGAAGAGCGATTTCTTAGATAATATATGGACACCCAGAAAGCTAGTAGAACTAGCTCGGCTGCACCCAGAAGCTAGTAGCACGGAGCTTATGGATATGAAGTATGGTTTTCGGACTAGCCCAATCGATGGCAAGCCTATCAGTAGTTCAGAGTTCGGAACTGCAGTTCACGCTAGACTGGAGCATCAAATAGAATCAATTATGAGGACTGGCAACATAGACCAAGAATCTGTTACGGCTTGGGACAGTTGGGCTTTTCCTTTTATTAATTTTATGTGCGATAACGACATAGAACCAATAGCTACAGAGAAGATTTTGTTTTGCCATAAGTTTAAATCAGTTGGATCTGTTGATTTGATAGCAAAGGTGGAGGGCAAGTATCATCTATTTGATTATAAGTGCAGAGACACCAAAGGAACTGGTGGTAAGTTTTATGAGGAGAAAGACTGCACCCAATTAGCTATAGAAGCAAGATTCCTAAAGGACACTATGGAATTGGACTATGACCCAGGCATCACTAGCGTTTGCATCTGCGTGGAATCCAAGAAGCATTACCATAAGAACTGGACTAAAGCACAAGCTAAGAAAGGCGTGACAAGATTCAGGTATCTTGCAAAATTATACTGGATGGATTGGATGCCTAAAGGAAGATGACGGAGAGCGAAGTAGCAGAGCAACTAACAGTCTTGTTCCCTAAGATGAGTAAGCTCATCAAGGCTAGGGATCAATTTAGTTATTTTGACTACGAGAACGATGACTATCTGTTTGAGATAAAATCTAGGAGGAAGGCTTACGATCCTTGGATAATCGAGCAACTAAAGGTGGACACTAACGTCAGCATTGCCGAATCCGTTAAAAAGGACTTTGTATATGTAAATGAATTTGAATTTACACTTTACATCTGGAATGTATCAAAATTGATTAGAGAAAACTACGACTTCGGTTTTGAAAAAAGAGAGATGCCTTGGCATACGGACTTTGAAAACACGGACGCAGTAAATAAAATGGTCGGATATTTATACAACAAAAACGCACACGTGATAAGTGCAAAGCAATAACAATAAAGAAAGGACATAATGTGGATAATACCAAAGAACTTACACACCTCTCGCTATGTAGCGGATATGAAGGAATTGGGCGTGGACTGCGAGCAGTTTTCCCAACTCTCAGAGAAATCGCTTATGTGGAGATCGAAACCTACTGCATCGCCAACTTGGTCAAAGAGATGGAAACGGGTGTCTTGGATACAGCACCTATCTACTCTGATCTTAAAACCTTCCCATTCAAAGAGTTTCGTGGAAAGGTGGACATCCTCTCTGGAGGATTCCCTTGTCAGCCCTTCTCAAATGCGGGAGTGCGTCGCGGAACTGAAGACCCAAGACATTTGTTCCCTTACATCCGAGACGGAATCCGAGAGTGCCAACCTCGAATTTGCTTTCTCGAAAACGTTGAAGGAATTATCTCAGCAAAAACAGCCGAGGGAGAATCGGTTCTCCAATATGTCCTCCGAGAACTGGAAGGACTGGGTTACTGCGCAGAGGCAGGAATATTCTCAGCGAGTGAAGTTGGCGCACCTCACCAAAGAAAAAGGGTCTTCATCTTGGGCTACGCCAAACACGATGGACATTCTACCGCCAAGGAGCTACGAAGCTGCGGTGAGACAAGCGACGACCAGTCGGAAGGGCAGGACAGATCCATCAAACTTGAGGGAGCAGGTGGACGAAGTATCGGTGCAAGCATACAAGGACTCGATGAAACTATATCTGAAAGTAAGGAGAGCCGCAGATGCGATCAGAGCCGAGGAGAAAAACTGGGCAACGCCAAGAGCGAGGGATCACAAGGGTGGTTACAGACCAGAGAGTATGATCCGCAAGGATGGCAAGAGCAGGATGGATGCCCTGCCCCAGATGGTAGAATACGATCCATCAAGCCGTCTAGTTACCGATTCCCCAGTAGACCTGGAGAACGTCAAAAAGAATGGGAAGCACCTAGAGTCACAGGGACTTTCAAAGGCAGAGTTGCAGAGATCAAGCGGAAAGCTAAATTCAGATTGGGTGGAGCAGCTAATGGGTCTTCCCATAGGATCGACAGACTTAGGCTCTTGGGGAACGGAGTTGTTCCACAAGTAGCTACAAAGGCTTTTGTCACTTTGTTTAGCAGATTATATGAATGAATATCAAATAACTATACGAAGAGATGACATACCTGCTAATAAGATACAGAAATCTGAAAAGTGGGCTAACGATGAGAATCAAGCCCTGTCTTACATATTTAAAAATAGATTGAAAAAGGATGGGTTCGGAACTCTTAAAAGAGGTGGAACAGCAAAGTTAATATCAATAAAAAGAATAAAATAAAAAACAATAAGCATACCATTTACTATGGATAACAATACAGCACTACAAGTCGGACAGGCTTACATCGTTGACGATGTGCCTATGGTTCTCAAATCAATCAAAGGTAAAGAGCATAGCTTTACCGATGGACGCTACGGCTACGGTCGCGTTTTAGGTTATCGTCCTTGGCACGCTGACCAACTGGCAAACCTAAAGGTTGCTGAAGGCGTAAACCCTCAAGATATTCTTGATCAACTTGAAAGGTCTGTTCTTCATATGGCTGAATTTTATCGTTCAAAAAAATGATTAACAACGATTACGACGCTATTGGCAGCAACTCGATCAGCAACTTTATAAGTTGGGCTGCAGATAGAATAGAGAAAGAGTTCTTAGAGAACGAAAAGGTGGCGAGGGAATCTGGGGGCATAGATTTTATGCCTTCAGCCAAAAACATTCAAGGCAGGAAGGTGGTTACCAAAGAGAAGCTACATATTATTAAGTCAATCGAAGAGATGAGAGACGAGGGTTACACCGTAAAATATGGCTGCGAGCAGATGGGCATACATCCCTGCACCTTTGCTAGATGGAAGACTCTGCTAAAAGAGAAGGGTCTGCTCTGAAATATATACCTTATACCAAGATCGCAAAGTTTCGTGAGGACAATAAGCCAGAGAAATGCCCTATATTTAAATGCAAGCTAGAAGATGCAGTCCTAGATCATAATCACAATACCGGGATGGTTCGCGGAGTTCTTCATCGGCAATCTAACGCTTGGCTAGGAAAGATAGAAAACTCTTGGAAAAGATTTGGGTCTTTTTCTGCAGTTGATCTTTCATCTGCTCTTAAAAATGTGTGCGAATATATAGACAGGGGTGATACAGATTATTTGCACCCCAAGGGTCTTAGGCAAATAATTTCAAGATTTAACAGGGCAAGCAAAGAGGAGCAGATAAATATACTCAAAAAAAATAAATGCTCTAAAATGCAAATTAGTTCTTGCAACAGCACTTCCGACAGGTCTTTGTTGTATCGAACCTCTTTGATAAAGAGAAAGTATAAATAATTATGGACAAACCAAAAAAGACAGTAACAAAAAAGTTGACGATACGTCACAAAATGCAGGGGATACAGTCCTCTTTGAAAGCCCCCAAAGGGCAGACTAATAACTTCGGTGGCTACAACTACCGATCCGCAGAAGACATACTATCTGCCGTAAAACCCCTTTTGGGCGAGTGGTGCTGCATCCTCGTCAGCCAAGATCAGATGGTAGAGATGGGCGGTAGGGTATATGTGCAGACAACATCCACCTTGACTGATGTAGATACGGGGGATTTTATTTCCACGACCGGGCTTGCTAAAGAAGCAGAAAACAAGAAAGGTATGGATGACGCTCAGATTACTGGTAGTGCCGCATCTTACAGCTTGAAGCGAGCATTAGGTAATCTATTCTGTATTTCAGATTCTTCGTTAGACCCAGATGCAACTAATACGCACGGAAAGTCCAACGCAACCAAAACAACAACTCGGAGAGTTCAACAACTCGATGACATCATATAAGTAACTATGGCACAATACGATGATACCAACTCGTTTGCCTTGTTTCCGAACAAGAACAAACAGAACGAAGGTCAACCAGACGTAACTGGAAAAATCAACATAGATGGCGTTGAAAAACGCTTGGCAGGTTGGAAGAAGCAGTCCAAGTCTGGTGTGAACTTCATTAGCGGAAAGGTGTCCGACTTCCAAGAGAAGAAGGAGCAACCGAAAGTCTCGGCTCAAGCTGAAGACGTAATGCCGTTCTAATTACTCAGCCTCGCCCATAAGGGCGGGGCTTTTTAGGGGGTGCAATAGTGTCGATCTAGCTTTGGCTAGACACGCAGGTGCAATTCCTGCCACCTCCACCACTTTATAAAAGGATGAATAACAATGATATTATACAACCGCAGGATGTTGAGTCCGAGCGAGTAATCATAGCGTCCTGCCTCACGGACGGGCAGGATACATTTGATAGAATTTCAGCCGTCATCAGTAGGGATGATTTTTACGATACGGCTTGCAAGATATTATACGAGGCAATCATTGAGCTTGCCAATGAGAGTAAGCCTCTCGACGAGATAACTGCCTACGACAAGGTAAGGGAGAATAACAAGGAAAACGCCATAGGCGGTTTACCTGGACTCTATGGAGTTATGCACTACGCACAGTCTTATCCTGTAGCTATGGCTGCATCTGAGATCGTCAAAGAGAGGTCACAGGCTAGAGACATCCTTAAAGCGTCTAGATTAGCCATAGAATCCATTTCGACTGGAGTTAAGGCAGATGTGGTATGCAGCGACATAGACAGCCATATACGCAAGATTAGCGACAGTAATGACAAGTCAGTAAACGTCAAACAAGCCTCTACTGATCTAAAGAATAAGCTCAACCAGATGGATAGGGGTGAATACGTCTTTGATACCCTAAGTACTGGCATCGATCATTTGGACGCAAAGCTAGATGAGGGCGGTATTGGTAACGGGGAAGTATTCGTTATATCTGCTCCAACGTCTTGCGGTAAAAGCCAGTTGGCTCTCAACATCGTTTTGAGATCCGCTGTAATGGAAAATAAGCCAGTAGGTATATTTAGCTTTGAGATGCCTACAGAGCAACTTACTAAAAGAATTTTACAAACCGCCAGTGCAGTCAATCTTAGAAGGTTTAGAGATCAAGTAGTCACGGACGAAGAGAGGCAGCAGGTTTACAAGGTTTTAGAGAGAGTAGAACAAGCTCCTATCTACGTAGAAAACTATGTCCGAGGAGTTGGAGACTTGCGGTCAAAGGCTAGGGCTATGAAGCGAAAGTACGCCATAAAAGCCTTAGTTATTGACTATCTGCAACTTATACCTTATGACACAAAAATGTCTAAAAATGACGGAATTGCTTACATTTCGCACGGCATTAAGCAACTTGCCATAGAGCTTAATATACCTATTATTCTCCTTGCTCAAGTTAATCGAGAGGGTGCTAGACGCGAAAGCGGTCTTAACATTCACGACCTAAAGGACTCTGGAGATATTGAGAATGATGCAGACGTTATCTTGCTTATGTGGGCAAAGGGTGGCGATCTGAACGACTGTAAAGTATTTGACGCTGAATACCCATACATAGAACTAAATTATAAAATAGCCAAAAACCGGGAGGGTGAGCGTGACCTAACTGGCAAATTCAAATTCATTAATCATATAGGAAGATTCCAATAAATGACCGAAATCGTAAGACAAGTAATGAACGCTACAAGCGAAAAAATATTAACTGCTGGATTAGATGCTATGGCTAAATGCTGCGAGGCACTTACTGAGCAAAATAAACAGCTTAACCTTGACATAGATGGGCTAAAAACTAAGATTCGCAATCTAGAGAGTAGACTTTTGGCTAACCAGGAGGAAAGGGAGTAATCGCAATCTTTTTGCACTAGGAGTTTTTCGTCCTTTCTTCTAGACGCAAATTGTACTCCCACCTTCTGGTTAGCCCCTTCATAGCATTATCAGGGGGTTGTGTAAGGGAAGGGTAGCCCGCAAAAGGGTTACCCTTTTTTGTACCTACTTTAGAAGATCGGAGTTTTCTACATCTATAGCCGAAACTAATTGGTCTATCGAGCTAATTAAACTTGGGTCTTCTGCGGCTAATTGAGTAAATGTTAGAAAAGCATTGTCGGAAGCAAAAATAGCAGGTAAAATAGCTAATGTAATATCAGCAGGTTGACCCGTGCCCACCAAGTTTAAAAACTTCTCGCTAGTCATAGCGATGCCTAGAAGTTTGGTGTAAGGCGTATCTAAGTTTAGCGTACTAATTATTCTAGGCGTAAAGGGTGATTGAGCTTGTCCTCCCCTAGTAATAAGTTGACCTTGTGCGCCCTTTAACAATCCAGTCGTTTGTTGTGCGAAATCTCTACCTACTCTATCTAGAACAGTTACAAGGTCTAAGACATCTTGTATGCCATCTCTACCCAAAATTTCTACAGCTACTTCAAAAGGAGTATCTTTTTCGTCTCTTAAACTTTTAAATATTGGAGCATCTGCATCTGGCAATCTAGCTCCACCAAATTCAGCCCCCAATCTTGCCCCTTGGCTATCAGGAATTGCCCCATCAAATATTCTTTGCCTGACTAAAGCTCTTACGGCATTCTTGCCCTCCTCGTCTAAGGAGTTCATAAATGTTTCAACCTGCTTTGCGCTTTTAAGCTTTAACAGAGTATTTACTGTGCTATTTGTATTAGTAATGTTAGTGCCTCCGCCCTCTCTTAGTCTGACGGAAGCCTCATTTAATTCTATGGCTTTTATTCTTTTAGACAATTTTTGCTCATCCCTTAGTTTATTGAAAAGGACATTCTTATTGGCTAAATCAAGCGGTGCGTCTGGGGCTAAAAGTTTTTCTAAAGTTTGTGGCGTAACAGTTGGATTAGTGGGAAGATTTAATAAATTTTTACCTCTACCAGAACTTAATCTAACTATCGCCCTTAGACTCATTACAGTTGACTTGTCAAAAAACTCATCAATCAAATCATTGTTTGCCAACATCTTGTTCAACTTACCTAAATCGATCATTCCGTCTGCGTTTTCGGTTGCAGTGAAAAGTGAATTAACGGCAGACTTTCGTATTTGATTACGAAATGCCCTTGGGTCTGGAGAAGCCCTCATAAGCGCAACCAGGCTTTGAACTTCATCACCCTTTTTGTTTAACAGAGATTCTGTTACTTGGCTAGGTCCTAATTTTCTCTTGGTGTTACCTAAGACATTTTGAATGGTTCTGTCTTCCAATAACGGAAGTCTCGTTTTTTTCCAAAGGTTGTTAGCATTTTTTAATACATCAAAAGCATCTGATCCTGACTCTCTTGCCATAGACTCAAGAAGCCCGTCTATGCTATTGATCATATTTCGTAATTGCTTTTTCTCCAAAAAGTCGCCCCTAGCCGCTTGACCATATACTTGCCCTATTTGCTTTTTTAAATTTACTAAGTTTCTAAAGGAAAGAGTTAATGGTTCGCCGGGATCAGCCATTTCTGCTACGTCATCTAGCAGACCCAA